AGCTTTAGGCTTCGCTGCTTCACGCTTATATTTAAGCTTGCTGGATTCCTGATTATCTTTAGGTAATTCAATGCCGGTCTGACTGGACAGGTCTTTCATCACTTCAATGAAATTACGGTTGCCAATGTCCATTAAAAAACGGATGGCATTCCCATTGGCCTGACAGCCAAAACAGTGGAAATACGTTGAGAGTCTGCCAAACGGCGGGACAAATCAGCGCTTTGTACATCCCGATCGCGTCTTCATCCTTGGTAACTACTCTAATGATGCTATTGGCTTCCTTGAGCCACCTTATAACGCCTTTGTCAGTCTGGAGAAAGTAGAGGGCGGTTCTGGTGAGTCGTTCCTGAAAAACGCCGCTCGCCAGCAGAACATCAACTTCGATAAAGATATTAACTTTGGCGAGTTGGCCTCGATGTATGGCGTTACAGTCGACGAGCTTCAGGAACGATATAACGATGCCGCCCGAGAACTAAATCAAGGTAATGACACTCTGCTCATTACGCAAGGCGCCAGCGTTACTTCGCTAGTTTCTCCGGTATCCGACCCATCACCAACTTATGACGTAAACCTGCAAACCGCCGCCGCCGGGGTGGACATCCCTACGCGCATCTTAGTGGGTAATCAGCAGGCTGAGCGTTCCAGTACTGAAGACCAGAAGTATATGAATGCTCGCTGTCAGTCACGGCGCGGCGACCTATCATTCGAAATTGAAGACTTCAGCGACAAGTTAATCGACCTGAAAATTATTGATGCAGTCAGCGAGAAGACGGTTATCTGGGATGACCTTAACGAGCAGACTGGAACTGAGAAGCTCGCCAATGCTAAGACCATGGCAGAGATTAATCAGACGTTCCAGGGTAGCGGAGAGAACCCGGCATTTAGCCGCGAAGAAATACGCACAGCAGCTGGTTACGAAAACGGCGATGATTTCCCGTTAGGAGAAGAGGATGGCAACGAAGAAGACGAAGCCGCCGATTCTACCGCGTAACTATCAGGACCCGACCGGAGCCGACGCGCTGGAACGCCGGGCGATGAAAGACTTCGCCAGGCGCATAAATAAGATTGGCAAAGCGTACAAATCAGCACTCGACAAAATACCGTCCTCCCTCGCAGTAAACGCCAGATACGAATACCAGTTAAACCCAACGCTACTCTCCATCATTCTGAGCGATGCCAGTTACCTGGTAGATCAGGTGCTGCTTGAGGGTGGCGATTATGATCTGTGGTTTTACGAGTACATCGACCTGGCATCGGAGAAAGGTTCGGGGCAGTCATTCTACAACCTTAGCCAGCAGTCGCCGGCATATGCAGCCGGTCGCGAATCTCTGGCCTCTATCCTCGCAAGTGACCCATATCAGCAGCGCATGGCGCTGGTGCATGCCCGTGTGTTTGAGGAAATGAAAGGGCTGAGTGCTGACGTTAAGCGCGACATGGCGCGAGTGCTGACCGATGGTGTTGGTCGTGGGCTTAATCCGCGTGAAGTGGCGCGGAACCTGACCGAGCAGGTGGGAATCGAGAAACGAAGGGCGAACCGGATAGCACGCACTGAGGTTACCACTGCGCTGCGCCGGGCTCGATGGGATGAGGCTGAGTCATCAATGGATGATCTCGGATTAAACATCAGGCTTCTCCACCTTTCCGCATTAAGCCCCACAACGCGATTAAAGCACGCCCTGAGACACGCGCACACATACAAAGTCCAGGAGGTAAGGGACTGGTACGCCGTTGATGCGAATTCAATAAACTGCAAATGCAGCCAGGTAGAAGTACTTGTTGATGCAGATGGTAAGCCGCTTTATCCGAACGTCATCGAGTTGGCTAAGAAGGAATTCGACAGCCATTGGAAGAAGATGAAGGTCAATCATTCAGTTTGTCATTGCTGCAAAAAGGCAGCTTGAGGTTAAACCATGCCAATGCAGGTAAATATCACTACAAAGGTGAATAGCCAGTATATCCGGCGCGAAACATACAACGGCCGTGAGCATCTGGTTCTGCCGAGTTACACGCTTCCGGCGAACGTCGTCATGAATGGCGGACTGTACACACAAGAAGAAATCGACGCACACTACCAAGGGCTTGAAGGCACTCTGGCTCCGCTAGGGCATCCGCAGGTTAACGGCCAGTTTGTATCTGCCTTCTCACCGGAGGGCATCAATGCCGGCCATATCGGCGCATGGAACCGCAACGTTAAGAAGTCCGGTAATCGCATATACCTCGAAAAGTGGGTTGATGTGGCACGCGCCGGCGAGTCTGAAGGCGGAAATGAGTTGCTTGAACGTGTCGCCGCTATTGAGCGAGGTGAAGACGTCCCGCCCATTCACACCAGCGTTGCCGCATTTCTCGACCAGCTTGAACCGAACGAGCAGCAACGCGCTACCGGCGCCGATTGGGTGGCAAAAATCCACAGCATGGACCATGACGCGATCCTGCTTCATGAAGTTGGAGCCGCTACCCCTGAGCAGGGCGTCGGCCTGATGGTTAACGCCGACCTGGCGCAGCCGCTAAAAGCTAACTCTGGCGCACTGGTTGGCGAATCATATCGGGAGCGAGAGCAACGACTCGATCGAGCAGCCAAAGCTAAGTTTGCACCCGGCCAGGATGAATACGCCTGGGTGGCTGACTTCACTGACTCGCAAGCGGTCATCATCCGTAATGGCGGCAATGCTGAGGTGTTTGGCTACAAGTCAGAAGGTGGGGTTATCACCTTCGATGATACCGGCACTGCAGTCGCACGACAGGAGTCGTGGGTGGCCGTTGTCGCCAACAAACTCAAGTCTCTATTCACACCGCAGGAACAGCCTGCATCAAACCACCAAACGGAGGGCGACATGCCTTTAACCAAAGAAGAACTGGAACAAATCGGCAGCATGATCGGCCAGGCTGTTGCGACCAATACCGAAAAGGCGCTGAAGCCTCTGACGGATAAAGTTGACGCGCTGCAGGTCAACCAGGACAAACTCGCGGAAACACTGACCGCCAACTCCCGCGCCGAAGAGAAAACCAAGCGTGACGTGGTGGCGAAGGTCCACGGTGAGA